TTTTTGGTTGGTAATGACCTAGCAACTAACGACAAAGAAGGCAAGATAAACAACTTGTACAAAGACAGTAAATATTATGGTGTAAAAGATCAACAACAAGTGCTACCTGATAATTGGATTACACAATGGAAGTCATTGATAATAAACAACCCTAACGTGACTTTCTACAAAGTAAATCCAAACGCAGACCTAGGACATGACGCAATCAGTAGACCTATCAAAGATTGGGAAGGACATAAAAATGTCTTCTATATTGATTACGAAACCATGGAGACATTAATAGGATAACATTGCCATTTAAGTGGTAGTGTGTTATATTAACATATGACAGTGAAGAAGAAAGATCAGAATATTGTTATTAACGACTATGTAAGATACTACGATAACTCCGCTGATAACGGACATGATATATCAATCCTGAAGACAGATGGTAGCCAACTTAAAATTAAGATGAGGTGGCCAAAGGGAGAAGATAGAGTCAATAAACCTGGTAGAGCACATAAAACTGTTATAAATAACTATGATTCCGATTAAACAGGAAACACAAATACAATAATACGAAAATATATACAAAAGGAGAATACGAATATGGATTTTGAAGCATTAAAATCATCATCAAGTGGCTTTGACAAATTAACTAAAGCACTTGAAACAAACCTCAATCCTGAGGATAAATCAAACAAGAACAAATATCAAGACGACAGATTTTGGAAGCCTGAACTAGATAAAACTGGTAATGGTTACGCAGTGATAAGATTTTTACCTGCTGTAGAGGGAGAAGAACTTCCTTGGCAGAGAGTATGGTCTCATGCTTTCCAAGATAAAGGTGGTTGGTATATTGAGAACTCATTAACAACAATGAACCAAAAAGATCCTGTGTCCGAAGAAAACACAAGATTGTGGAACACTGGTGTTGATAGTGATAAAGAAATTGCTAGAAAAAGAAAAAGAAAACTTTCTTATTTTGCAAATATTCTTGTAGTATCAGACCCAAAACATCCAGAATACGAGGGCAAAGTACACTTATTTAAATTTGGTAAAAAGATTTTTGATAAGATTACAGAAGCAATGCAACCGGCATTTGAAGATGAGAAACCAATTAACCCATTTGACTTTTGGAAAGGTGCAAACTTTAAACTAAAAATCAGAAAAGTTGATGGTTACTGGAACTATGATAAGTCAGAATTTGAGGCAGTAACAAGTGTTGCTGAAAGTGACGAGGCGATCAAAACATTATGGTCAAGTCAACACGCTCTTAAACCATTCTTGGCAACCGACAATTTTAAATCCTATGATGAACTCAAAGAGAAACTGATTAGGGTAATTGCTGGTACAAGAAGCACGAAGACAGCAGATAGCGAAGAGCTCCCGCCAACCGCTACACCTACTGGCAAAGTGCAGAGTATGAGTGAAATACCTACTACTCCAGCAGCTAGTGACGATGACGATACGTTATCCTACTTTAGTAAATTAGCTGAAGACGAGTAGAACTAACAATTCCCTCCGTTAGGCATACTTTAAGGGCGACCCTCAAAAGTCGCCCTTTTTTCGTTATAAATATACCGTATGGCAATAAGTGTTTTAGATAAACTAGTAGATAACGCAGGTGGTACACCAAAGTCTGCTTCATGGTATAGAAAAGCAATATCAACTATTGCAGATAGAGTAACATCTAGAAAGTTGATGAATCAAGGAAAACTAATTGGCCGACCAAGTGTTGGTAGATTAAATATGTTTTTCTATGACCCTAAATACAAGAAGACATTACCATATTATGATACGTTTCCGTTGGTACTACCAATAGAGACAATACCAGGTGGATTTGCAGGTATTAACTTTCATTACCTACCACCAGCACAGAGATTTACTTTGTTACAACAATTACAAAGATTTGCCGTAAGAGGCACTATTGATGATAAGAATAGATTTGATGTTAGTTATAATAGAGTAAAGAATATAAGTTTAACAAAAGGTGCAATTAAAAAATACTTATGGGCACATACTAGAAGTAGTTTTTTAAGAATAGATTATGATGAAGCTGCATTAGCAGTTTATTTGCCAGTTGCACAATTTAAAAAAGGGAAACCGTATTAATGGCAATTTTAAGAGGCGGCAAAAGAATTGGTGGTTACGATATTCGTATCGGTATACCGAGAGATAGATCACTAGACAACGTAACAGGTGATCCAAGATTAAAACGTACACAAGGTGGTAATCCTGAATCTACAATGGGTAGAGTACAGGCAATGGTCAACGAGGCAGAGGGTTTTGCTAGAAAGGCAAGATTTTATGTTGAGTTTCATTTACCTAAATCACTACCTGGTGACCTCAATGGTGGTGTAGGCAATGTATCTTCTTCAATGACCGATGAAACGTATGACTCATTTTTTAAGGCCGAAGATATGAATGCTATGCACATTGCAAACGCTAAACGTGTTCAAGCATTTTGTAGTGCAATTGAAATGCCCGATAGAGAGATAGTCACAAAAGAAATTAGACATGGTAATGCTCCACCTAGAAACGTGGCATATGACATGAAGACACAAGAAATAACAGCAACATTTTATGCAGACAAATATTTAAGAGAGAGATCGTATTTTGAGGCATGGCAATCAGCAGCATTTAGTAACAAGTCTTATAACTTAAATTACTTTAAGAACTATGTAACTGATATGAGAATATATCAATTAGGTTCATTTGAGTCAAGACAAGAGAGAGACGAGATAACATATGGTGTACAACTTATGGAGTGTTTACCTACTTCTATTAGTAAAGTTGAATATTCACATGACGAGAATACTGTACAGACATTTTCTGTTACATTTAAATTTACAAACTGGATCAATTTCTTTTTAGATAAATCAGGCAATATTGAACTAGGCCAATCGCAGTTCAGTACACCAACAGTTAAACAAGATTCAGGTTTATTGGGAGGTTTATTAGGTAAACTACCACCGGAATTGAGAAGAGCAGGTAGAGACGTGTTGAATGATTTGAGACGTAGAGTACCACTAGGTAAAATTACCGGCGGTAGAGCGTTCCCACCATTTAAACTACCACCAATAAATATATAATAACAAAAGGATAATATTATGGCATTACCAATAATAGAGACACCAACATATGAGTTGACATTACCTTCCCAAGACACAAAGATTAAATTCAGACCGTTTCTTGTTAAAGAAGAAAAAATGATGTTGATAGCATTAGAGTCTGGTGAAGAAAAACAAATACAAGACGCAACTAAAGAAGTTTTAGGTGCATGTACATTTAATAAATTAGACATGGACAATGTACCAACGTTTGACATAGAATATATGTTCTTACAAATAAGAGCCAAGTCAGTAGGTGAAGTTTCAAAATTCAAAGTAGTTTGTCCAGACGACAAGAAAACTTACGTAGATATTGAAATAGATTTATCTAAAGTTGAGGTACAAGTAGACGATGAACACACAAATAAAGTAGTTATTGATGAACAAAGGCAATTAGGAGTTGTTCTTAAATACCCTACTTTAAAGATGTTAGGTCAAAAAGATACAATGTCGGCAGACTATGATACTGTATTTGAAATGATGTTAAACTGTGTTGATCAAATATATGAGGGTGAGAAGATATACCCTGGTGTAGATACTAGTAAAGAAGAATTGAAAGATTTCTTTGAGAAATTACCAACTGGTTCTTTTGAGAAGATTAAAAAATTCTTTGATACAATGCCTAGATTGAGACACGAGCAAGAGGTAACCAATCCTGTTACTGGTGTTAAGAGTACAGTGACCTTTACCGGTCTACAAGATTTTTTCGGATTGGCCTCTCCCATAATAGCCTAGAGGCCTACTTTGAAATTAACTTTTCGTTAATGCAACATCACAAGTATAGCATTAGTGAAATAGAAATGATGATACCATGGGAACGTGATATATACGTTACTATGTTGATCAACTATATTAAAGAAGAAAATGAACGAAGACAAAGAGAAAGTGCAGGAAAATAAAAATGAAAAAGAAACAAATTAAAGAGAATAAGTTAGACATAGATGGTGATGGTAAGATAAGTTTTGCAGAAGCTTTCCCTTATTGGTTTGATAAGTTAAGAATATTCCCTAGAGTGTTCATATCAGTGTACATTTATATGTTCTATCAAGTGGCACAATGGTTTATGTTATTAGAAAGTCCAAATAATGCACAAGCAGGTCTTGTATCTGTTGTAGTAGGTGCTGGCGCTGCCTGGTTTGGGTTATATGTTAATTCAACAAAGAAATAGATATAAATAGTATTATGGCATTACCATTAGTAGACAACCAAGACACAGATAACACTAGAATTGCAATAGAAAATTTAGGCAATCAAATTATGGAAAGGGCGAGTTCGTCTATATCGGCGGCTACGAAGTCTATTATTCCTAATGTACCTAAAATGATTGAAACTTTAACTGTTGATCTACAAAAAGGTCCTATTAATAGTTTTAATAATGTCATTGTAAAGTTAGAGAGAATGGTACAAGCATTAGGTTTAGATTTAAGAGAGTACAGTACAGACTTGGCTGACATGTTACAACAAAGAGAAGAAAAGGCAATAGAGTCAGACAAGAGAGTAATGAACTTAAAGGAACAGAATATTGTTGCACGTGTTAACAAAGACACCAAAGAAGTTGAAATCTTAACTAGAGCACAAATAAGAACTGAAGAAAAATTATTAAAGAAGAAAGAACTGTCTATTATATTACTAGAGAAAGAGATTAAACTTGATAGAAAGAATTTACAAACAAAAGATAATCTATCTAACGCAGAGAAAAAGGCAACAAAAATTAGATTAGAAGAAAATTCAGAGAAGTTACAAAACATTAAAGGCGAAAGAGACCAATCAGCAGAAATGTTACAACCAAGTGGTTCAACAGTAGACACAGGCAGATCACAAGGTCTACCAATGTTTTTAGAAGAACTAAAAGACGCATTTATGGGACCTTTTCAAGCAATTGGTGAATCATTTAACATGATCAAAGATATGGGTAAAAACACAGGTGAGTTAATGAAATTCTTAGGTGGTGGTTTTCTTTCTACATTTAAATCATTAGGCAAAGGAATAAAAGCAATAGGTGGTTTCTTTACACTTGCAAGACTAGTGTTAATTGCTAAATTTGCATTGATTGTAGGCGCTCTAACATTTGTAGCATTGAACATCAAAAAGATCAAAAACTTCTTTGTTAAAATTATAGATTGGTTTAGAAATTCAAAACTAGGTAAACTATTAGGTCTTAACAAAGACCAAACACCAGAGGAGAAAATAGAGAGAAAGAGAAAACAAGAAAGTTTTGGTATGGACGATATGATGAGTGATTTTCCTTCTGTTGAGAAATATGAAGACGCAGGTCCTCAAAATGCACCTATAGAGAAGAATAGTAAAATGGGTACAAAACGTATTGATCAATTAAATAACAATGATTTTAAGTTTACTGATAACAAAGCGGCAGTAACAGAGTTTGATAGTTTACAAAAGAAAGCAAACGAACAATTATCAAAGAATAATATAATAATTAATAATAACTCACCAACTGTAAATTCATCAAGTAGTGGATCAGTAGTATCAGGTTTTATTAATAATAGAGCAGACGATAGCTTTATAAATGTAGGCAACAAAAGTTGGGCAGACGTTTAACGGCCAATACCTAAATCCTTTTCAGTAATAATCTTAAATTCAGCATTTTGATCTTCACAATATTTTGAAGCGGCTTGCCATTTGGCTTGGTTCTTGATATACTCTAAAGATTCACGCATGTAAGACTTGGTCTTTCTGCTTACTGGTTTCTTTGGTGGTTTGCATTGACGTGATGGTTTAATCTCTATAATCAATTTCTTACCTTGTTTAGTCTTCACTATGAAGTCAGGATAGTATCTGTGCCATTTGTTATCAATTGGACTGTAGTATCTAATTGCCAATTCTTCACTTGCCCAATTATCTATGTTAGGACTGTTATCGCAGAACACCATAAACCGTCTCTCTAAAAGAGACCGATATATGATGGTCTTTACGTTACCTACATACTTTCCTGGGTTGATTGGGTTATATATTCCTTTAAAAGACTTCTTCATAATGTTATAAATATACAATATATATAAGAGAATTAAAATATGGCTTGGACATCAAAGATAGCAAACGTAATCAAAGGTAAAGTAGGAACAATGATTGGCTCATCAATTGCCAATAAATTGAGTTTCGCTTCATCTGGTCAAACAACCAAAGTCGCTGCTAAACTATTAAATAAATCACCACTAGAGATAGGCACAGTAGGTCCTACTTCTCACATGGAATCTGTAAACAATCCATATCAATATGGTACTGTCTCATATCCTAGAGAGGCAGGTAATTTAGGTGCTGGTCACTATATAATATTTGATATTGTAAATCACAAGTCATCTAAATTTAAAAATCAAACATTTAAAAATGGTAAACTATCATCATCTAAAGAGGTGCCAATGGGTGATTTTGACGCTCCAAGTAACAGAATTGCTAATATCAAAAGAAAAGGTATTACACAATCAAGCAGATTAAGATCAACATCTACAGGTATCATGTCTAAAGTTGATGACAATCACAATTATATTTCAGATAGTATTATATTATACACACCAGCCGAGGGAATGAAATTCAATTATAGTGTAAACTATGAAGACACGCAGACAGGTCTTGCAGGAGATTTAGGTCAAGCACTTGGTGGTATAATGAACGATCCAGGTTTCTTAAACAAGATAGAAGCTGGCGCCAAAGGTGTTGCCGGTATTGGTAGTGAATTAGGTAAGACTGCCTTATTCGCAGCTGCTAGTATCATACCAGGTTTTGAGAATAGTAGACAACTATACGACAAGGCACTAGGTCAGGCAA